TCTTTAATTTTATTTCTTAACCTTGGAGTGAATTGTTTTATTTCTGTATCTGTCATCTCTTGAATGACATTTGAAGAAGCTAACTTAAGAGGTCTTACTGTTGTAGGAACACTAGTTGCAACTGTTTTTCTCCACAATTTAGTAGTATTACTAGATCCACCTATTATAGTATTGGTAAGAGTTCCTTTTTCTGTCCACGTTCCTCCTGAAGGAGCGCTTGGTTGTAAAACATAAGATCCTAGTCCAGCTCCTACTAAATTGTCTTGTGTACTGTCAATCCAAAGAGGATCTATAGTTGCGTCAGTTTGTTCTGATATAGAAGATCCGTCATACTCAACTGGTCTATTTGAGATACTTTCAGAAGCTGTTTGACGATCTTGATAAAAATTATAAGTGTTAACAGTGGTTGTAGTTCCAGCTGCCGGATGTGTTCCTACAGCTTCTGTTCTTCTAGTATCTGTAAAAGTTCCAATAAGAGTAAGTCCTGTGGTGCTTGCAGGGTTAACCGAAACTGTTCCAACTCCAGTATCTGCCGAAGCAAAGTCTCCTAACAGAACATGTTCTATATAATCCTGTTCTCCAGAAGTCATTTCTTGTAAATTATTATCTGCTGTGATTTTAAGTGGTCCTGCCATTTTTAACTACCCGGTGAAAACATCGTCTTTACTGTCGTACCATTTACATCTTTAATAGTTAGCGTTGTTGCGTTATTAAAGTCTGCACTGGTAATAGTGTTAGGTGCTATAGAGAATCTACCAGTTGATGAATCAAATGCAATTCCATTAGCACTATCTTTTTGAAAGTGCGCTCTAACTTCAGCTGAAGATGGTCCCCTATATGTTATAACTCCAGTTGCTGAGTCGTATGATAGAGCTCCATCACCACCAGAGTCTATAGCGGATATACTCGATCTCGTAAGAATTATTACAGCCGCCGAGTCGGTTCCAGCATTGTTGATTGAAAAGTTAATAGCCGCGACTAAGTTAGAATCGGCGTTACCTGCTACAATCTGCGCGTCGAACTGCGTTCTGTCACCTATGTCAGTGGATATGGTATTTGTCTTAGTAACCCAGGTTGATACTGGATCGGTAAGATTAACTGTTGTTCTTGCTGCCATCTAATTTCTCTATAATTGTATTTAGCATAAGCTTTATATCACTTACTTCATTCTTTAAGTTATTTATATCTTCTTTTTCTTTTTCTTTCGCAGCTTTTCTAGCTTTAGCCGCTCTAATTTCTTCTACATTAGTATTCAAAATAGCACCTGTAAGAGTATCACGAACATAACCAGGGTGGTTCTCAACTTTAATTTTTGCCATAATTATACGCTCAATGCTATAATTCTTAAATCTTTAATCCTTGGCACTTTGGCCGCGTTAGTACTTCTCATGACGATCTTGATCTGAAACTTACTAAACCCAGGTAACGCACCGTTTTGTCCTCCAGCCAAGAATCTATGTTCTCTATATCTTCCTGGGTTATCGTCTGTAGGTATATTAGCTTCTGGTGCAAGTAAAGTAAAGTCATTGTCAGTTATGATTTCATCAGAAGTTGCTGTTCTAAAGAAAAGCTGAAAGTCTGTTCCATTTGGTTTATTGGCACTGGCTATTATTTTTAGTCCAACTGCTTCTTCTGCTAGTGTAACGATTTTAGTTAAGTGTTTTGCCGCCGAAGTACCACCAGTGGCCGAAGTTTCATTGACAAAAGAAATTGGCACGTTAAATCCACTAGTTGCTGATGAATCTTGCTTATCGATAATATTATCAATCAATGACATTGACATTCTTTGCATGTCGATCATAGGAGCAACGTTAGAATCTTCAGTGGCTATGTTAATTTTTACGTCCATAGACTTATTACCTGCGCCTAGCTCTTCGGCTTCAGCACTATCATGACCTACGACATAAACTTTATCTGCCTGATTATTTTGATTAAGTTTAATAGGTTCAAAATCAGATAATTTTTGAAAAGCAGTTTCCGATCCAGCAAAAGATTTACCGGTAGATGTTTTAACACCAGCTGCAACATGAGTTCCTCTAGGTTGCAATACCGCAGCGTGTGGATATAAAATGCTGAAAGGTATGTTCTTTGTAATTAAAATATCTGAACCACCTCCGATAGCATCTGAGTCTGCAGCAGAATCTGCGTTAAACGTGTAACCACTAAAGTCAACTTTAGTAATTGGTCTTCTGGCGCCTTCAATACTTGATTTTGATATGCCACCAACACCAGCTGAATCTACGCCAGTAATAGTTACTTTATTTCCAACCACAAGGCCATGGCCAATATGTCTTATTCTTACTTCTTGACTACCTGAAGTCACAGTGACTGGATTTTTTACTAGTTTTTTCTTAGGTACCGAAGCATTATGAAGTACGATATTACCAGTAGTTCTGGTAAATTTAGCTTGATATAGTTTAAAAGAAAGATCTTGGTTTTGTGAAGGAGTAAATGTAACTCCATTTTGAGAGTAGAACAGACTTCCTAATGTTGGTTGTTTGTTTACTCTTCTTTCAGTAGAACCAAAAGTAAATTCATTAATCTCAGCTATATAAATTTGATAATCTTTAGAATCAGCAATTACAACTAAAGCATAATCTTGTGTGCCTTTTAAAAATATTGGCTCTTGAAAAGTAAAAGTAGTAGGTGTAAGCTCTGGACCAATCGTATCGACGTTAACTGAGCCAGATGGTAAAACTACAGTAGACCCAGGAATAATATCACTTCCGGAAGGAAAGCCATTAACCATTGGTCTTATTTGAATTTGTACAGGAAGAGCCGCATCTTTTTGAGCGAAGAATAAATCTACTTTCGTACAGTAGACTCCAAGTGGTTCATCTACGTAAAACGATTGAGCAATTGGTTGCTTATTGACTTGATAGCCTAGAGAGGTTACTGCCATTTTCTTATATCCTTTAATTCAAATTTTTTCTTCATCACCTGATATGTTCCTATTAACATCGACATTGGAGTAATAACAATGTCTGCGTAAAGCGCTCCTATAGAGTACTTACCATTGATCTTATTGTTATAAAAATCTCTAACTCTATCAGATTGCCATTGTGACTTTGCTACTAAGTTATCAGCTATTATCTTACCCCAAATATCATAACCTTCTTGCCAGATGACAGACTGTTTTCTATGCCAAGCTCTTAACTTTTTGACTTCAGTAAATGACATATCTCCTCGCTTTTCAGCGGCTGTACAACAATGTGTACCATCATCAGGCGAGCTGTTATCAGTTTCTACAGCCGCCCCAGCACCTCCAAAAGGATCCAATGGATCTGAACCTAGACCCGCAAATTCATTAGCCCAGTTTCCATAAGTATTAGCATTAGGATCGCTTGACCATGTATTAGTAGTACCAACCACTAAGTTAGCATCGCTTATTACAGTACCTTTGCCATGGTTATTATCTCCACCGTCATCAACTTGATACCTAGCGTTATCTCTTACTCTTACACCTTGAACGTTAAGTACTCGAGTAGATTGATAAGTTGCTTCTTTAGTATCTAAAAATCCTTTTGCAGAGTATGGAGCTTTTGCTATCGCTGCAGCGTCTCCTTCGTTGTTGGCGCTGATATCCATTATCTTAAATTCTACTTGTCCTACTCTGAACTTGATATTATCGTTATTAGGCACGATAAATGAACCTGTCACTTCGCCATCACCATTAGTGGTAAGAGTTGAAGATCCATCAGGATGAGTAGTTGCTCCTTTTAAAGTATTACCAAAATCTTCTGTAGCATCTGAGTAAAACTGAAAGGCTTCTGATCTTGTAAAATCAGATATGAGTGTACCATCAAAGAAAGGGAACACTCGAGTATTTGGTCTCATCCCTTGAACTTTAAAGAAGACTTTTCTTGATCTCATAAACGGTAACAGTGCTGTTTGAGTAACTCTATCTTCTACAAGTTCAAGTACTGTTTCTTCACTGACAACTCTGTTTACTGTACCTGCTATGGCTCCTGTTGAAGAACCAACTTTAAGATTTTCTGTAGCTATACCACCCCAGTTCCATGACCAGTTATTCCAATTGTAAGCTTGAGTAGTCGAAAGTCTAGTTCCACCTGGGACGGTCTTATCAGCTAGTCTATTAACGTCTCTCCATTCGTCTGAAGCAGGAGAAAGTGTAGTGGTTCCTTCATATACTACTACTGAGAAAGGATTAATTTGGATAGCTTTACTCGCTAAATCTTGATTTATGTATTCTATTTCTTCATGCTCTAAGTAAATGTTATCACCAATCTTTCTAACGCCTGTAGATTGAGCTGAGTCATATATAAGTCTAATATTTTCTTCTGTAAATGTAGGTCTTATACAATGCTCAACAGGATCTAATGCCGCTCTATATTCAATAGGATCGATAGCTGAAAGAGAGTGCGTTGTAAAGTTATCGATAAAGAATCCACCTTTTGTTCTATCATTTCCAGCAGAATCTAGAACTTGAAAATGTTTTGTATCTAATTCAAGAGCGCTAAGTGAGGTTACTTCTTCTAATTTATCGATTCTTTTTTCCAAGAATCCAATATCTTTCATAGTAAATCTTTTGTGCTCTATCTTTCTTACAGCCACGTCCGAATCGTTTCCGGTATTGGCGTTAAGTTTAATATCATATAAACCTAGAGTTCCATCTGGCTTGTCCGGAGTTACAGGTGAAAATGCTGGATTGCCTCTTATAAATCTTATGATACCATTCCTATCAATTACAAGTTTACCTGCTGTGGCTAAGAAGTATTCTATGTCAGCCTGAATTAAAGTGTTAGTCCTAGGTTGCTTGATAGCTCTTGCAATTCCACCTGCGAATTCTCCATCAGAATCCATGACTGGTCTGAAGTCTAAAACATCTCTCAATGGAATAGTTCTACCATCAGAAAGTCTGTGCTTTGGAATCTGATCATAATTAACTTGACCGGTGTAAGAATTAATCGCAAAAAAGTCTCCAGACACTCCGTGTTCGAAGTGTTGATAATTAATAAACACACTGCCGGCCGGAGCAGATTGACCACCCTTAAGTACGAGTCTTCCTAAGTCATAGTGATTATCTCTTTGTCCATTATCAAGAGTAAATCTGTCTATGTAACTAATATTACTATCACCATCTTTAAGAACTTCGTTAACTGAAAATATATCAGCTCTATTTAACGGCAAGAACTGTTTACCTGTGATAGCATCTGTTTGAATACCTACACTAATAGATCTAGTGCTAAGAGTTTTTGTTTTAACTGAAGCATTAGCTTTATTAACATAAGCAAGAATTTCTAAAGTTTTATTTGCCGGTAGTCCGGTTATTGTTGACGATTGAGTACCAACACCACCAATCGATGGATTGTCAAATAGTGTACTTGGTGATATGATATTACTATCAGAACCAATGATCCAATCGTCGGTATTTGCAAAAGTCTCTCCTGTTCCGGATAACGAAATAGAGGCTGTGCCGGCACCATCAGTGGCCGCGACAAATCTTTCTTGTACAGTTAAAGATATGTCTGTAAGCGCTTTCGGTCTTGGTCTAGGTAGAAGAAACAAACTGCTACTATTAGAAGTTTCTTTGATTACTGCTTTATTATTTTCTAATATAGGATTAAAGTAATCAGTTATACTTGTTCCAATACTTTTTACGTTTCTAAAAGCTTGACCAGCGTTCATCTTTACGTCGAACAAATTATATTTTAAGTTAATACCGTCTTCGTCGATGGCTTTAACTCTGGCCGTACCTATCGTTGTCCCTTGAAAATCTGAATCATTTTTTAGTGTAAGCTTTTGAAATACGTTTATATTAGGAACGCCTTGAGTATCAGAATCTACGTTAGGATTGACTATTACGAAGTTACCATAATCAGCTGCAACTACTTCGTTATTGATCGTGGTAGTTTGAGTTGATCTATTAATTCTTAACGTGGTTGGGAACGTTCTAGAAGCTCTGAATCCATCGACCACTGCAGTACCAGCACTTACGACTAGCTGAAGTTTAGTATTGTCTGAGTCTAAATCGAATCTAGTTGTAAAAGGTTTTACAAAATAGTCTCCAGAGTTTTCAAATATTCTTTTAGCTACAACTTCGTTCGGCACGTTATATGCATCATTAGCATTAATCGCATTATATATCACGCCTTTTTTAACTACAGCAACGGTTACAAAATTTTCGTCCGAATCTACTTCTGTGTCAAGAGCTATAGTTAATCTGATTCTGTATCTGTCGGCTCCCGGTGCAGCTAAGTTTGGAACACTACCTTGATTATCATACAAAGCCGTATTATCTGCAGCAGTTACAATTTCTTCTACAACTTTAAATCCAACGTTTGCGTCTGGAGTATCTGTGTATTTTGATATAATTTTAGATTGATCTTGAGTAAATACAAAATGTCCTCTGGCATAGTAAACACCAGATAGTAGAGTTACTTGCGTACCGACACCTGTAGCTGGATTAGCAGTAGTATTAGTAGTTTGAACTGTAAGTGTATCACTACCATTATTAATATCTTCACCGTTAGTCATTCTAATAGTGGAAGTTCCAGCAAGAGCTGAACTTGTATTAGTGTATTGGACATATAACGTTGCTGGATCACTACCTGAAGCTGCGACTACTTCAAGAACTTTTGCAATTACTCCAGAAGTTTGACCTGTAAATGAAGTACCTACTAGTGTACTAATGTCTGCTGGAAGTGTATTTATTGAAGTGTCAAGTTTTACAAACTCAAACTTTTGATTAATATTAGCACCACCCGGTCGAACAACTGCTCCTTCTTTAAATATATTATCACCAAACCTCTGCATCTCTCTTTGCATGATAGTTTGGCTTTGAGTTAGTTCTCTTGCCTGAAGTGCTCTACCTGAATTAAAAAGTATTCTGTGAAAGTTATCACTGTCCGCAAAATCATCTTTATAGGTAGTAGCAAAGGTTGTATTAGTAAGATTTGTCGCCATTATTTTCGCCTTATAGTGTTACTACAATTTTTATATCTTCTGTTTGATTAGACGCTCGTACTACTGGTGCTCTATTTTCTATGTATAATATTTCTCCACTAGTATTTAAGACATCATCTCTTGTAAATGCATCACTGTCTGCATCTACACCAACTGCTACTAAGTTTGCCGAGTTACCACCACCAGATATAGCTTCGCCTTCTTGAAAAGGTTTAAATCCAGTCTCTTCTGATTGGTGATAGTATACTTTATCACTGTCTATATCATCAACATAAGCTTTAGCTCCAGTTGAACCACCTGTTATTTCAGTGTCAACAGTAAAGTTTGCAGCGTCTGTGTTACTCGTTACTTGTAAAAACTTTAATACTCTACCAGTAGCTGCCGTAAAGTCAGAATCTACAGTTCCTTTTCTTGGATTTCTCATAAGTACGATTTGTCTAAAATCATTACCTACTACAAAATCTCCCGTTTCTGTTCCTGCTGGTTTTGTATTAAACATAAGAGAAGTAGCTTTAAGTTCGTTTCTACAGTCAGCGCCCATCCCGCTATCTGGTCCAATGATTGCTCGTGCTACTGCACCAGCACCACCGCCGCCAGTTATAGACACGCTAGCAAAATTATATCCGTGTCCCATGGTTATAGCACTGTCTGCGCTTGAGTCTAATTCAATTTTTACCACTGCTCCACCAGAAACAGTTGCTGTGGCAGCTGCGGCTTTTCCATCTCCGTCAATTGTTACAGTTGGAGGTGAAGTATAGCCACTTCCTCCTGCAGTTACGTTGATTCCAATAATCTGACCAGCTGACGCAGCATCTTGAACAGATGCCTGTTGTGCCTCTAAAGAACTTAATCCTGCACCACCGGCAGAATCTAATATTTTTTCTACTGGTACAAAGTTTGCTGATAAAAACTTACTTGCTCTTGTTGCGCTAAGAGCAAATAGAAATTTCCATACATAACCATCTGCAGTTTTAAATGGTTTTACAGAAGTTCCAGTTGGTTTTACAGTAGAAGCAGTAGAATTACCATTAGCATCTTTACCACCTTGAAGTACTATATAAACTTGGTTATCTTCTGTAAGAACGTAATATTGATTTGTAGCTGGAATCTCTGTAAGATTATCGTCATAACCATTATATATTGCGCCTGAAGACCAGTTATATCTAGGAATAGTAAATGTAACGTCTCCTGCTGTTTTTATAGACTGCATAGATGCTCGAGCATTTCTAATAGATCTTGGATTATCTATTGGAGTTGGAACAGTCTCCGCACTGTCCCACGCTTCCGACCTACCAATTCCGATGTAGTATCTAGCAGTTTGAGCTGTAACCTCATTAAAAATAGTTTGAGTTAATTGTCTTTTTAGAGGATCTGTAATAATTGCTGTCATTTTTTATCTCTACGTAATTGTTACACCAGTGCCGGCTGAATCCGCGCCTGCTAGCATAAACCAGCTGGTTCCATTCCATATACACTGTGTTGCATTATTCTGTGTTACATCAAAAGAGGTACCTTGAGCAAAAGGATGCGGAGTAACTGTTGCGGTACCGGTTCCAATGTTTGTAAAAATTTTAAATTCTCCTGCAGTAGTTCCTGGGCCTAAAGCTAATGCTAGCGAGCCAGACTTATTACAAATAATAAGAGAGGCTGCAGAATCTACCGCTCCATCTGCCGTTTCTGTGGCAGAAGTATAAGCAAGTTTAGCTACTTCTACAGAACCTTTTCCTTGCCCGTTTAGTTTTAAGTTAATATTTGTATCGGTTCCTTCAGCTTGAACTGTTGGATTACTTCCAGACACTTGGTTAGTTATCTTCAAATTATTAACAGCACTTGAAGTAGAAGTTAGATTAATCATAGTAGCTCCAGCTGAATCAATTATAGATTGCTGAATCTTAGGTCTATAAATCGTAGGTGACGTTAAAGTTTTATTTGTTAAAGTGTCTGTTGTAGCTCTGCCTACTAGTGTGTCAGTAGAAGTTGGCAACGTAATCGTACCAGTATTTGAAATAGTTGATATGATTGGCGCGGTTAACGTCTTATTTGTCAACGTGTCAGTGGTATCTTTTAGCACGATAGTACCAGTGGCGTTTGGTAGACTTATCGTTCTATCGGCAGTAGGATCTGTAGCTATCAAGAACGTTTCATGAGAGTCTGTAGAAGCTCCTTCAAAAACAACCGCACTATCTGTAAACGATACTCCGGTTGAAAGTGTAGCGCTATCTCCACCAAGTCTTGTATATAGTTCTATTAAATTTTGATTTATTTTAGTTCCAGCAGTACGAAGGGTATCTCCTGTACCGTCATTTGCTGAACTACCAATATTAATGTTTTGCCTAGTCATTTTAATTCCTGATATATTGTTCTATTTATACTAGAAAGATGAATCACTGGTGTATCTAGTGAACATTTCATTGTCCATAGTCTCTGTAGTTAGCGAGAAGTCAGGTCTTGCTGCACCTGCGCTGTCTCCGATGTCACTATCATCAAACTTGAACGAGTTAACTCCAATAAGTTGTGCAGTATTAGAATAAAATTTATCAATTTGTTGAGCCGAAAGATTTTGATATACACTTACAATTTGGTCTAATCCTACTCTAAATGTTGTAGCATCTGAATCAATTAATCCAGTCATCTGAGTAAATGGTGAGACCGGAGATAATAAAGCTTCAGAAGTCAATACCGGTCCAACAGCTGAATCTAATACAACTAACGGAGCAGAAAGACTTAAACTTGCTTCTCTTTCAACTATAACTTCTCCTGCAAAGAAAAATCCTGCAGGATGTACAAACTTTTTATATAATTCACTCCACTGAGAAGTATCTATACCTACTTTAATAAGCAACGAAAAGATCTGGAACAATTCGGCATTTTGTATAAATTTTAGAGATTCTGTACCAATCTCTGATTCTCCAACCGTAAATATCTGTCTTTTAGGATATTCAACTTCTGCAGCTTGTTGAAAGAATAATCTAAAAAACTCTTCAATAGAAAATCTAGTTCCTTTATGTTGAGCAAATTGAGCAAGTCTTGTAAGAGCGAATCTTACGTCAGAAAAGTTTTCACCAGTTTTTAAGCCACCAGCAATTTCTGATACAAGATTGTTTAAAAACTGAGTCTGTGTCGCATGTATGTCACGCGTGTCAAATAGTCTTCTATTGTCTTCTCCAAATCCATGAGGACCATCAGAATCCATGAACTCATAATAATTTTCTAAGAAAGATACGAGCTTTGGAAAATCAGAAGTAAAATACTCCGGAAGAGATTCTCTAACTTTTCTTACTTGAAAACTTCTAGGTCTTCTATTAAGATGTGGATTTTGCGACATATTATAATGTTACCTGCGTATTCTGAAAATCTAGTTGAGCTTTAGAAGTTGATAATGTTCTATCAATATCTAGAATATAATTACGTAGAGGTCTTATTGTATTTTGATTTGCTGGAGTAATATCTACCCTTATACCAGAGCCTTCAAATGCGGAAGGATTAAATCCTGTAAAAGTAACAGTACCAGTAGCACCTACGTATGAGCCTATATTATCTACAATAACGTCACCATCATTATTAAAAACTTGTAATTTAGTAGATTTTAAAAGATTTTTAATGGTACAAGTTTGCCCATTTAAAGTAAATCTTGAAGTAGTCAAAGTATGATTAACATCATCTGGCGTGGCTATGGCCACTGGAAAGTTAACAGTATATTGAAGTGTTTCTCCTACCGACGGAGTAAATGTTTGATTAAGTTTTACTTCCATCTTAGAGTTGAGAATAGCTTCGTCCAAAGCGTCTAGTTGAGTTAATAAGTTAGATCTTCTAAACACTTTGTTAAACTTATTTAAGTTAGTAGA